CTTATACAATTAACAATAAAAGCACTCTAAATATTTAGAGTGCTTTTCTTTATTTGCTAAATTATATGACGGCTGCGGCGGCGGACTTAGCCTTTCACCGTTGCTGTGGTCGTCTTTCTTTGTAAATAACAAGAAGGAGAGTATCTTTCAATGAAAATAAATAAAACTCCTATTACAGAGGAGAAAAAACTAAAAACTAAGAAAAAGCCTTATGATTCTATCACATATACAACTGGTGATATTTCTTTAAATATAGGTAGATTCAATCAGGCTATGGGGACAGACTGTGTGGAGACTTCTGCTGAAGGCACTGAAGGCTGTGGTATGACTGAAAGTGTTGAGCTAAAGGAGGCTAAACGTTACGTTCGTAGATACTATATTCGTCCTCAAAATATCTTCTGTTCAAATAAAGCTGAGATCTTAAAAGCTCTTATTGAACTAGATAATGCTAACTGCTCTGTTTATACTCTAAATAATCTTGGAGATGATAAAGATGTAACTAAACTTATGAATAGTGACATTATTTATTATTATGATGATGGTATTCTTTATGATAAAAATAGAGTAAAAGTAATGGACTACGACCTCTCAATTAAGAAAGAAGAGGACCGTAAACACTTTGCTAACGTGGACAAAGCTCCTGAAAAAGAATTTAAGGCAGAGTATGAGGATAGAATGACAGACGCAACAGAACTTGAGGAGAGCTTCTTTAATCTTGATTTTGACGCTGTTAATGTATTTGGTGAAAAACTAACAGAAGCAAAAGAAAGCTTTTGTTGTATTTGTGGTGAACCTATCGAAGGTCATGGAAATAACCCTGAGCCTTTTATGTCTGCAGATGATGGCAGATGTTGTGACGGTTGTAATCTCAAGTTTGTTATTCCTATGCGACTAGATAGAATGGAGGATTAATATGGCGGCGCCAGTGATTACAGACCCTAAATTAGTAATACCTACACAAGAAGATATTGAAAAACTTCTAACAGCAAAATTAAGTTATGAAGCAAAACAGAACACACCTGAGCGCGATACTTGGAATAAAGCTCACTTTAATGAAACGCCTTGGGGTATTGCATATAACTGTAGTAAAGCTAAGTATGATAAATCGGTGGCTTCTTATAACAAAGTTCAAAGAAAGTCTAAGAATCCACCACAGCAAAAAGCTGATGTAGCTTTAAAGTATCTTATCGTTGCTGTAGCAATTGATTGGAAAGAGCTAATTGACCAATTAAAAAGAACTCTAAAAAATTGGGGCTATACCTCACAAGATTTACAAAATATCGCTAAAAATGTTTGGTTAACTGACGCGCAGTATATTGCAAATCTATGTGACCGTGTTACAGTAACCAAGTTAATTGAGCAAGAGCTTGGCGAGCAGTCTAAAACAGAACTAACCGAAGCTATTGAGAAACATGATAGCTTAAACAATAAGCTCTTTACAAAAGAAGAGTTGCTAAAAGATCAAGTAAGAGATAAGATGCTTGAAATTGTCGACGAATTTTTAGCAGACCTTAAAGAGCAGGATGTTAAAATAAAAGTTGATGATATCCTTATGATTGGCTCTAATGCTAGCTATAATTATACAAAAGATAGTGATATTGACCTTCACGTTCTTGCTAACGCTAAAGCCGCTGACTACTCTACCGATATAGCAAATGCTCTATATAGTGCATATCGTTCACTATTTAATAAAAATTTAGATATCAAATTGTTTGGCATTCCGCTTGAAATCTTTGTTGAAACTGAGGAGAGCACAAGAGTAAGCAATGGTGTTTATTCCGTAAAGAAAAATAAGTGGATTAAAAAGCCTGTTCACGAAGATATCCCAGACTATGACAAGGAAGCACTAAACAAACTTGTTGATGAGTGGGAAGATAAGTGTAAAAAACTTATTGATGATATAAAAGCAGATAAGCTTGAAGATGAAAAGAAAGTAGTTAAGATGCTAGAAGAGATATATGATAAACTCCGTAAAAAAGGCATCTCGAAAGGTGAATACTCTACAGAAAATTTAACTTTTAAAGAGCTTCGTAATAAAGGATATTTGGACCAGCTAAAAGACTACAGAAATGAGCTTGTATCAAAGAGATTATCTCTTGAGGAAAAACTCGATAGACAGCAAAGAGTTGATATTTATAACCAGCTTTTTAGAGCTGCCGGCACACAGCCAGTTATCCAAGATAACGGAATGTTCTTTATATATAATCTAAAGGCTTCTGAGGTTGACGCTGCGTTAAGTGCGATAAGAAGACTTCCATTTGTTATTGAAGTCCATGCAAATGAAAATGGAAAGTATGACTTCTCAAATACACTTGATATAGCAATGAACAAAATACCTAAGAAATACTATAATATCCGAGGTACTCTTAAAATATAAAGTAAAAGCACTCTATTTTTGATAGAGTGCTTTATTTTTATTAAATTTATTTGCTAAATTATACAGTAGAACATTTTGAAAGGATAGTCCAGCAATGAGAAAACAAACTTTGCAAGAACAATGCTTATCAGAGCTTCTTAAGCTGACTGAGGCAAACAGAACTTCTTTGATAGCCCAATCTAGAAATGCTGGGGCCTATAAAAACCAAGAGCGTGGCAAAAATAGAATGGAACGTAAGAAGTATTCTAAGATTGCTAACGCTGTTAAGAATTATAATGAAATAGATATGAACAAGCTGTTCAAACAAGATATACTTCAAGTAAATATTCCTGTTGTCGGTGAAAATGATGAGTACACTGTTACCATCAAAATCGAAGGCGTCATTGGAGAAATGCAGAAAAATATTAAAAACAACAACAATAAGATGGAATTCCGAACAATAGTTCAGTCACTCACAAAAGTTTTTAATACTACAGATGTTTATGTAAAATGCACCTGTCCTGACTTTAAATATCGCTTTGCACACTGGAACATTATAAAAAATGTTTCTGTAGATGATTCTTCTGCCGACCCTGGCCCTGGTAAAGGAATCGCTAACCCAAATGATGATAAGGGAAGAGGTTGTAAACATATCCTACTTGTTCTCAGTAATGGCGACTGGATGCTCAAAGTTGCGTCAGTTATAAATAACTATTGTCACTTCCTATCAGAGAAAAAGCCAGAAGCTTTCTTGAAACTTGTGTTCCCTAAACTATATGGAGTTCCTGCTGATGAGGCTGCTGAGAATGGACTTGTGGCCGACAACGAAGATCTCGAAACAGGAAAAGACCTTATTGATATAGTTAATGAATACGGTAAGAACCGCGGTAAATTCCAGAAAGGTTCTAATAAAAATCCTGTTACTGGAACTGGCGGTAAACAGAAAGCTGAAAAGCCTGAGGAAGAAAAACCTGAGGAAAAGCCTACTAAAAAGGTTGAAGAACCTGCTGAGGAACCTAAAGAGGCACCTAAGGAAGATTCAGAAGAAAACGATAAACAGAATAAAAACTAACTATTTTTAAAATATTGTATAATATATAGATAGGAGATTTTCGAATTGATGATATCAAACGAACTAAATTTAGAACAACTAAATAATCTATCTCCTGAGGAAAGAGCTCTCGCCCTTGAAATTTTAAAAGAGTACTCACAAGAAGGTTTCTCCGGTATATTAGAAGATCTTAAATACTCTGACTATGAAGAAATCCCAGTAGATATTATGACGTTTATCTCTGATGAACGTTATCTCGGCCGAGGCCTCTACATAAAAGATGAGTTTACTGGAGAAAGAAAGTGCACAGTATTCCCGTACTGGATAGAAAAGCTTAAAGAGATATTTCCAGATAACTTGACAACTAGATATAATACTATTGTATTAACTGGTTCTATCGGTCTTGGTAAGTCTTTTATTGCAGTCGTTTGTCAGCTTTACCTGCTGTATAGAATGCTTTGCTTAAAAGATCCTTATACTTATTATGGCCTCCAGCCTATCGATAAAATCACATTTTCAATGTTAAACGTAACATTGGAAGCAGCACAAGGTGTCGGCTGGGATAAGATGCAGCAGCTGCTCCAAAGCTCTGATTGGTTCATGGAACGAGGCAATATGAATGCTAGTAGGACAAACCCTCAGTGGCAACCGCCTAAAGGAATTGAGCTTGTATTCGGTTCTAGTAATAGACACGTAGTTGGTCGTGCACTATTCTCTAACTTCTCGGATGAAGTTAACTTCGGTGTCGGTAATAATGTAGAGAAACAAAAAGCTAAGCTTAAGAAAATGATTTCTCAGATCGACGCCCGTATGATTTCTCGTTTTGGTAAAGGTACCTACCTTCCTACGATGAATATTATCGCTTCATCAAAAGACTCTGAACAGGCTTTCATGGAATCTTATATTGAAATGAAACGCCAAAATGAGAGTAAAACTACTCTAATTGTTGACGAACCTCAGTGGATAGTCAGAAATGATAAAGGTTCGCCGGATGACCCAGGAAGCTTCTATGTTGCTGTCGGAAATAAGTTCCTAGCACATGAGCTACTTCCAGTCGGAGCGACAGAAGATGAAATAAATGCATACAGAGAAAAAGGTTATTTCATGCTAAAAGTTCCTCCGATTTATAGAGAAGCTTTTGAAGATAACATTGACCTTGCGCTCACTGATAACGCCGGTATTTCTACTTCAAGTTCTACTAAGTATATCTCCGGTGTTCGTTTAAATCAGATTAAGACAGACACATATAAAAATCCATTTACAAAAGATATTATCGAAGTTGGCAACAGCCCAGATGATATATTACAGTATTCTAACTTCTTTGATATATCAAGAGTAAATCCACGAGATCTTTCAAGACCTCTGTTTATACATCTCGATATGTCGCTTTCTGGAGACAAAACTGGTATCGCCGGTATCTGGATAACAGGTAAAAGGCCACCACAAGCCGGAACAAATGACCCAAGCAAAGAACTTGAATTCAAGGTCGCGTTCTCTGTTTCTGTTAAGGCACCTAAAGGTTTCCAAGTAAGCTTTGAGAAGAATAGAAACTTTATACGCTGGCTTCGTGACCGAGGCTTTGCAATCAAAGGAGTATCAAGCGATACTTATCAATCTGCGCAGATTCAACAGCAACTTAAAGCAGATAATTTTAATACTAAAATCTTATCTGTGGACCGCGTAGATAGTGCTACAAAACAATGCTTACCATATGCTTTCTTTAAATCTGCAATATATGAAAGACACCTGCAGTTATATAAAGATTGTGAATTACTTACTAACGAGATAGTTAGTTTGGAAAGACTTTCTGATGGTCATATCGATCACCCTCAAAACTTCTCAAAAGACCAGGCCGACGCCGTGTGTGGTGCACTCTTCCTTGCAAGCGAATTTGCAGAAGAATACTCTTACGATTATGGCGAGAGCCTTGAAACATCCTTGGAAGTTAATGCGGTAGCAGATGACTTTAGAAAACAACAAATGATCCTCGAGTTCCAGGAAGAGCTAACTAGGATTTATATGGATAATGCTATAGCCGTTGAGAAAGTAGATTATCAAAAGAAAAAAGAATATGAAACATACCAAGATATTTTGAATGGTATAATTATTTTATAAGGAGACCATAGATTATGGCGGAAAATACTACAACTAAAACGTCGCATGCGCTAGTCGGCAGTCAGACACAACCAATAACACTTGACAATACGACCACGCTAGATATTGACGTCAATAAAACTTTAGTAGACAATATTATAGAAGCTGGCTTAAATAGCAAGCTTGATGTTGCAGCACTTGAGAACTTTACCAGTATCTCAAATTCACGTGACCAGATATATCAGTTAATTGATACTATGGCTCAGGATTCTTCTGTCGCCTCGATATTAAGAACGTATGCAGAAGATGTCTGTGAGCCTGCAGACAATGGACATGTTATTTGGTGTGAGGCTAGCGACCCAAAAGTTAGTAAATTTGTTAACTACTTGCTAAACACCATGAATGCAGATAAAAATATGTTTGGCTGGACGTATGCACTATTAAAATACGGTGATGTGTACCTACGACTTTATCGAGAGTCAGACTATGCCGATGCATTATTTAAGACTGATAACATTGATAAAGTATATTCTGCGAGAAATACACTTAATGAAGCTTTTGATATAAGTATAGATGAAGAGCCTAAGAAAGAGACTCTTGATGAGGCAGTTAAACTTAATTTACACACCGCTTCAGACCCATACAGCTACTATGTAGAAGCAGTAGATGACCCTGGCACAATGTTTGAGCTTACCAAATTTGGTAAAACCTACGGCTATATAGAAACACCAAATGAAACATCTACCGTAGATAATACATCAGCTTTTACAGGTGTAACTGCTTCTGGTACATATAACTTTAGAATGAAGTCTGCAGATGTAAATGTATTCCAAGCTGATGACTTTGTTCACGCCTGTCTTGAAGATAACTTTACTAGATACCCAGAAACTGTTGATTTGTTTATCGATGCTGATGGTACAAAGAGCCAATCTTATAGTGTTAGACGTGGTAAATCACTTCTATACGATTCTTATAAGATTTGGCGAGAGAAAGCACTACTTGAAAGCGCCGCACTCTTAAACAGAATTACCCGTTCAAGTGTAGTACGTAAAGTTGGCGTAGAAGTCGGTGACATGCCGAAAGAACAAGTTCAGCAAACCCTACGTCGCGTTAAGGAAATGATGGAGCAAAAGAGTGCTCTAAACGTTGGCAACTCAATGAATGAGTATAACAACCCAGACCCAATGGAAAATAATATTTATTTTGCAACACACGGTGGCCAAGGAAATATTACCGTAGAAGCAGTCGGCGGTGATGTTGAAGTAAAGAACCTCGCTGACCTTGACTGGTGGAATAATAAGTTCTATTCTTCTTATGGTATTCCTAAGCAGTACTTTGGCTGGACCGACGATGGTGCAGGCTTTAATGGGGGTACTTCTCTTACTATTCTTTCTAGCGTTTATGCTAAAGGTGTTAAGAGAGTTCAGAATGCAATGATTCAGGCACTCACAGACGCTATCAATCTTTTCCTTCTTAACAAGGGCCTCAAGAGCTATCTCAATAACTTTACTCTTAAAATGAAAGCGCCTATCACTCAGGAAGAAATTGACTACCGTGCTGACCTTTCTAACAAGATTAATGCAATCAGCAGTATGCAGGGA